GGAACTACTGTATATTATTATGAACTTAAGGGAACTTCTGCGTACAACGAAACCGTCAACTCTTCAAGAGAAAACGGCACAACGTTCTTCTCACAAGAAACTACTTTAAATTTAAAGAAGTTAACGAATGAGATGACGACGCAACTAAAGTTATTAGCTTATGGACGTCCTCAGATTATAGTATGGACAAATGCAGGAGATGCACTATTAGTTGGCGAGGAGCATGGCTCTGACCTAACTGCTGGTACTATCTCAACTGGTGGAGCACTAGGAGACTTATATGGATACTCAATAACCATGACCGGAGAAGAAAGACTTCCGGCAGCGTTCTTGAGTGGAAGTACAGCTTCTGACCCATTTGCTGGTTTAGCAGGACAACCAACTATTGTATATTCATAGGAACTTTACAGAGAACCTTAAGTAAATACTTAATACAAATTAACCCCTTCTCTTAGTGAGAGGGGGTTTTTTTATGTCCATACTTTCCTGGATAACCCATATCGTGTAATAGAGATTCTAGTTCTTTAGCATCTTCAACTGTATCACAAGCCATTAACACTCTATAATCAGTAGTATCATTACCATCAGATTTATGTAAGTCCATTCTTTTCTTGATATGTACAGTTTGACCTACATAATTATTTTCATTAGGTAACATATAAACTCTACACTTACCATCTTTCTGATTATGATAAATCCTTCTATTTATCTCATTCACCTTCTCAGGATTCTCTTTAGCGAATTTTTTACTTCTTTCGTTATCAATATATCTTTCACACACAATACACATATTAGATATATAAGGGTTGTTAGGCCTATTTTTGTATATACGAGCTTTGAACTCTGTTGTTTCTTTTTGGGTATTACATCTTCTACAAACTTTCATATATACTAATATACGAAAAATATCTGATATATCCAAGCTATTTGTGAGTTATTTCCAGATAATGACAAGTTAATGTTAGTTTGTTATAATAGTAAAAAGTTTAGATAATGTTATCATATTACATAAGTCAATCGAATGAATTCGTAATCAGGACCCGAGATACAGGTTCTGATGATACTTTTACTCTAAAAATGGAAGATATGCTTACATATGCAACATCTTCTTATCTTTTACCAACGAGCTCATACAATTATAATCCCTATGAAAATATTTTAACATTTTCACAGAGTTTAGAAGGTTCGGTAGAAACAGGACAAGAATTTAGAATAGAAATTAGTGGTAGTAATAGTGGGAGTATATACTTTGGTTCAATGCAGATATATAGTTCTCAATCAATTGATAAGGTAGTGTACACTACTCAGAATGATGAGTTTGTAAGTAACATTAGCGATAATGAATATATAGTAATATAATATGAAAGAACAAGGTAAATTTTCAGTAGTTAATTTTAGTAGACAGGATGTACCGATTATCCAAGAAGATACTAAAACAAGATATCAATGGGTTCCTGTTGGAATATTAGAGCAGGACGATTATTTCGGTCTTGTAACAGAAGCATACAACACCTCTACAACCAATGCGGCTTGTGTAGATGGAGTTGCAGATTTAATCTATGGCAAAGGGTTGTTTTCAAAAGATGAATCAAAGCAACAACAATTAGATTCTACAATTCCACCAGAAGATTTAAGAAAAGTATCATTTGATTTAAAATTATTTGGTAATGCAGCTTTCCAAGTTGTATGGAATAAATCACATACTAAAATCTTAAAGATATATCACACACCTGTTCAAAACTTAAGAGCTAAAAAGATACATGGTTTAGGAAAAGTAGATGGGTACTACTATTGTTCAGATTGGAATGATGTAAGAAAACAAAAAGATAAACAATTCATACCTTCATTCGGTTCATCTAATGAAGAGATAGAAATCTATTATGTAAAAGAATATGAACCAGGTAGATATTACTATTCATTACCTGATTGGATTAGTGCATTACAGTTCTCGTTTAGTGAAGCTGAATTATCTAACCTACACCTTAACAATATAGAAAACGGTTTCCTTCCTGTAGCTATGGTGAATTTCAATAATGGAGTTCCTGCACCCGAAGAGAGACAAGTAATCGAATCATTATTAGAATCTAAATTTACAGGTACTAGAAATGCTGGTAGATTTATGGTATCGTTTAATGATGATGCAATTAACAAACCAACTATTGATACACTTCCTATGGAGAACTTACATGAGAAGTATCAGTATGTTGCTGAATATACACAAGATAGAATCCTTAGTTGCTCACAGAATAGTATCACCATTACTATTTGGTATTCGTACTGCAAGTAATGGATTCTCGTCCCAATCAGAAGAAATGAAAACTGCATATTCAATTATGCAAACGATGACTATCTTCCCATTCCAAAATCAACTTATAAACTGTATATACGGTATGTTTAAGGTTGGTGGTATAGATATTAACGAATTATACTTTGAACAACTTACACCTCTTGTAATCTTATCTGATACTGCTGATGATACAGACCAATCAATAGAAGAAGTTCAAGAAGAGATAGATGATTCTTTACAAGGTGGTGAAGGAGAACAATCAGAAGAAAAATTAACTAAAGAGTACGAACCCCTAAGACCATCTGATTTTGGTTTTGAATCACATTACGACTCTGAATAAAAACAATATAAGATTATGGCATTTGGATTATTAATAACACGAAACGATATCACTAAAAACACACCATTAGGTGGGTCAATTGATGCGGATGCACTTTTACCTTTTGTTAGAACAGCACAAGAGAAATANATATTGAACTTATTAGGAACGGTTTTATACAACAAACTACAAGATGATGTAGAATCACAAACAGCTTTCACAGGTTATTATCAAACACTTGTTGAAGAATATGTAAAACCTACATTAATTTGGTATGCGTGTGTTGAATACATTCCATTTAGCTCAGTACAATTTAAATCAAATGGTGCAGTTAAACAACAAAGTGAAACAGGTATAGCACCAAGTAAAACAGAAGTTGATTACCTATTGAATAAAGCATTAAGTAATGCAGATTATTACTCTACAAGATTACAAGATTATTGTATTGCTAATAATACTGAAATACCTGAGTTTAATCAATCAGTAGGAGATGCAACTCAGATTTATCCTGACCAATCTAATCAATACTTTACAGGTATACAATTATAGAAAATTATGAGTACACCAAGTCAAACACCAAGTAAAAGTCAAATAGTAAAGAATTCATCTACGAATTTTTCATTATATTACAATACTTTAAATTACTTTAAAACAATCATGAAAAATCATCCTTCGATTGCTAAAGTAACACAAGGTGATATATACAATTTTGATTCTACTGAATTTCCACAATATCCAATCGGTAATGTGTTAATCAGTAATGCAAACTTTGGTGTAAAAACAACAGATTATCAAATTCAATTAATCGTTGCTGACAAATCTAAAATAATGAGGGATGATGTAGTACCACCTAATGAGAGAACTAACAGACAGATAGTTCCTTTCGATGGTACAGATGATGTTGTTGATATACATGCGAACACTCTGGCTATTTTAAATGATTTAACAGCTTATACCCAATTAGGGAACTATGGAATGGAGGTGAACAGCGATATTGCGTGTACACCGTTTGCGGACCGGTTTAATAATGGGCTGGTCGGATGGTCAGCGGAGTTCACATTAACTGTTCACAATGATAAAAATCGTTGTCTTTTTTTTTTGATAATACCTGATGGTAGCTATTGGAAAGTAAAAGATTGTGAAACGAATGAATTATATAATGCGGTTTTAGAAACAACAGGTAGTATAGGACAAGTATTTGCTACTAACTATGTACCTGATTCAAGACCAGAAACATACTTAACTAGTTATGAAAACATTAGATGTTTTGAGATACTTAGTGAAGTAACAAATAGAGATGATTATGATTTCTATAATTTACCAGTACTAGCAATCCCATATGAGGATTTTGGAACTTGTGAATTATGTGAATTATGGACAACACCTAAAGTTTGGGGAACAACACCTGAACGATGGGATAACAATAAAATAGATGATGCACTTAGAAAGTGGGAATATACATAAAGAAACGATATGAGTAATTTAAAAGATTTATTTATAAGTCAATCCTTTTTTGGGATTATAAACTTAGAGAATTCAACACAACCGATTACATCACAGAGTGGTGATATTCAGTTACAAGATGGTATTGGAACTAATCTTGGAATATTTATTAACGCTTCAACTAAAGATGTAACTATATCTAACAAACTAAATGTTGATGATACAGTTGATATCGATGGAGATTTAGATGTAACAGGTGATATATACGTTAATGGTGCTTGGATACATACAGGTTCTATTGATGTAAAAGGAAATGTAACTGTTGATGGTAATGTATCAGCTAACATTGCTACATTCGATACAGTAAACACAAGATTACTTCATGTAACAGAAGAATCAGCATCTGTAATATTCTCAAGTGGTTCAAACATATTAGGTGATGAGAACACAGATACACAAACACTTAATGGTNNAGTATATATACCATTTAAAGAATTCTTAAAAGGTAATCNTNTTAGATACAGATACAAGAATAAACCAAAAACAAAATAGTGGTTCATTCAATGCATATACACAATCTACTGATATTAGATTAAACAACATAGAGAGTTTTACATCATCACAAGAAAATATTAATAGTGGATATAACTCATTTACTGAATCAGTAGATAATAAGTTTACTACATTACAATCTTATACAGCATCTGTTGATAACTCGTTAACATCGTTAAATGCCTTTACCTCATCACAGATATCAATCAATAGTGGGTACAATTCATTTACACAATCTGCTGATGGTAGATTAACTAATATAGAGTTAACTACTGCTTCTCTTGATAACTCAGTAACTTTAATAAACGCATTTACAAGTTCAGCTAATCAACGATTAACATCATTAGAAACGTTTACAGGTTCTCTTGTTAATGATTTTGTATCAAATACTAAATTTAATACATACACTGCATCTGTTGAGAGTTCGTTAACAAACATAAACTCATTTACTGCTAGTACTGATAGTTCATTAAATAATTTAAACAACTATACTGCTTCACAAGATATACACAACAGTGCTATTAACAACTTTACGGCATCACAACAAATTCACAATAGTGCCGTTAACACATTTACTGAATCTATACAAAGTGAAGTAGATGCTCTAGTTGCTGCAACAGGTTCATATGCAAGAACAGATATTGGTAATACATTTAATGGAAATCAAACAATTAGTGGTTCTGTATATGGTAATATAGAAACTCTTACAATTACATCAAACACTGCAAGTGTTGATTGTAGTATAGGTAATTTCTTTCAATTATCATTACCAGCAACAGAAACAAGATTAGAAGCTTCCAATATACAAAACGGTCAAACAATTAGTATTAAGGTAACTAACGAAACAACAGCATCAGCAGTTGTAGTTTCCGATGATTTTAAGTTTGCAAATAAAATACCTTATTTACCAACTACAGCTACAGGTTCTGAAGATATTTTAACTTTTGTAACATATGGTTCAACATTATTTGGAACAACAACATATAATCTAGGATAATTATGAGGTATATACCAATGTCATATTTTGGTGCAGGGGATTTCGAACAGTTCTCTACCGCTAATATTGCAAGTCCTGTATCGGGTCAATCTTTTGGTGAAATGTTGTATCCAAACATAAGTGGTTCTGATATTTCTGTATTTCCAATGGAGCCGTTAATTCAAAGAATGGTATTTAATACAGGAGGAACAGGTGATACACTTGGTGGTTCAGCAGTTCCTTATACTCAACCTTTTTTTACAAGAGTTTTAAGTCCAGTAATTGGAGCAAAAACATATGAATTTATTGCAACATCTTCAGGACCTTCTAATAGATTCATAAACTACACAGGTACAGATTTTGTAACTCAATCTATTAACATGGGCCATGGTGCATTTTCCAAAAGAATATCTTGTTTAAGTAGTCCAGCTCCTACTATAAGTGGTTTTGTAGCTGATACTTCTGTAACAGAATTTGCTGATGTAGGATATAATTCCTTTCAAAGTTTTAATCCTTCAAACAGAGCATATAAAATATTATTTGCATCTGGAGAATCAGTAATTGCCACAGGTTCGATTGCTGTTTTTAACTACGTTGATACTAATGGTGTATTACAAAATCACACACTTGCTTCGGGTTCTACTATTGAATTAGATTGTCAAACTTCCTTACATCTTGATAGAGGTGATGATGGTATTCAATCAAGAAACTTAAGTCAAACTGTTTTAGGCCCATCAACCGAAAGAACAGTAACACCATATCCTTATCATGATAAGGTAAGAAAATATAGAATTACACCTCAATTTAATGCAGGTACTCTTTTCGGACAAGTAAGTTATACTACTGATGGTGTTGGTAGTACTGATAGAAAGTATGCAAGTCCTATTGGAAACACAACCCAAACATTTGAAGTATTTGCTAAAGGAATACCAATGCAAAGAAAATGTGCAATGTCAATTATAGAAGATATAAGTGATTGGAACTATGTTAATTTAGTAACAGGTAGTACTGATGCAACTATCTGTACAGATACAAATTCTGAAGTATATGTTATTGGTAGTACAGGTTCAATAAATCCAGGTAATACAATATATACAGATTATACCTTTTCTACAAATGTTGGAGCTGGTTATTGGAGAGAACAATCATCTACATATTATGTTCAAACAAATTCATCAGGTTTAATTACTACTAAAACTTTTTGTAATACTGGTGAAGCAAAATATGATATTAATAGTGGTTCAGTATTAAGTGAATCTAGTGGTTCATTATCAGATATAAGTGGTTTCAACAATAATGCAACCGCACTTACTGTTCCTCACTTTGTAAGTGGTACATTTGAAACTCAACAAACTCTTGAGGTAAATACTCCTAGTACTAACTCAGGTTCAGCAGAAATAAAATACATTGTTCCAGCTGACCAATCTCCTACTGGTTCTTATTCAGTTATAAGTGCGTTCTACTGTAATGGTTCTCCTATATGGGATTCAAGTCCAGGAACTTTCCTTTTTGTATTAGGTGAACAAGATGACTTCTTTGGAATAAGAATAAACAATGCTGATGTAAGAATTCAAGGTGGAAATTTTGTAACAGAGACAGGTGCATATAATAATACAGGATGGAATTTATTCCAATATTCAGTAGCTTATGATAGTGTAGTTTCAAGGTACAGAATAAACTATAATCTAAATGGTTCAGTTAGTGGTTCATTCCTTGCTCCAATTGGAGATGTTCCTCAAATTGAAAATATATATTGGAATTATAATGATGCAGGTTCAAATCCTGATGGTAAGTTAGCGAATGGTTCACATTTTGCTCTTATGAATGTTTCACTTGAAGGAACAACAACATCAAGTATGGATACATTGTTTACACAATATAACAGATACGGATTATAATGAAAACATTAAAAGATGTAGCGAAAGTATATAAAGACCAGGCCTTGAAGGCCATCAATCCTGGTGTGCCTTATAGAGGATATAAAACAGGTTCTTCTAAAGCATTCAAGACAGGTAGAATGTATAAGGAAGTTGCAAGTAGAAACAGAATACAAACAATGGTTACTGAAGATAGAAGTGGTAACATTGTATTTAAGTTTGATTTCCAATTACCTGATTATGCAAAGTATGT